CTCTTCTGGGATTTCTAACTTCAATGTGACTGCAAGCAGACCATCCTGAAAAGTAGCTCCGGTTACTTGAACATACTCTGACAGGCGGAATTGACGTTTAAAGTTTCGTGTTGAAATACCACGATGGATAACATCACGTCCTTTAGATTTATATTCACCTGTAATCTTCAATGACCGTTCTTTCTGCTCAACTTTGATATCTTCTCTACTGAAGCCTGCAACAGCTAGTTCGATTGTATACTCCGTTTCAGTCTCTTTAATAATGTTATGTGGAGGATAGTGATCGTTAGCGTGTGTAGTTGCATACTCCATATCAGCAAGTAGATGGTCAAAGCCGATAAATGCGGACTTTGGGAACAAAGATTGTATTCTTGTCATGTTAGTTTAACTCCTATTAAGCAAGTTATGTTATAGGACCCGACAATTCGGCACCCTATGTATTATATAGTATTTTATTTTTGAGTTTCAACGGCTCTGTACATTTTTTTTAGTGTACTAGTTAAAATAAGTCCATGTGCAACGGCGTTCTGTTCATTTATTATTTCGCCATCAGTTACCCAATTTGTCTTCGCGTCATAAGGCTCAATCCTTTCGGGAATAGATACATCAGGCACAGCAGTAGGTCCCCCCTCAAATGTGTATCCAAATATCTCAATATCCTTGGCTCTTTGTTCAGATACTATATCAACCATTTCTTCTGTGTAATGGAACCGATAGTCATGGAAAAGTTCTTGTGACATATTTAAGGATGAGTTGACTTTTTCTGGATACATTGGAAGATTGTTATGTATTTTTTGTTTCCATTGATTATTTAAGTCCTCGAGATATACTATTTCATTTACTCGTTTATAACCTCTAGAATCATAAATGAATCCATAATAGGAAGGACTTGTATAGGTGTATTCGGGTAACTGTTGAATAAAACTTTCGAAGGTTATATCAAAACCTTTGAGTTCTATCATTCTAAAAAAGTTATAGTAGCTAAGAAGCTGGCTCCATGGATTACGTACTATTGTGTATACAAAGTATTGATTGATATCTTTAACTTTTGGAAACCCACCAGCGATAATATCATTTACACCACTATGCTCAGTGATGTTTGTCACATCTAGAAGGTGCGAAAAGGAGGTATCTAACGAATAAGAATGAATGGATCTTTCGAGGTCAATTGAAGATCCAAGGTAATATTTTAAACATGCTGTAACACTTATACCAGCCGTCTTTGGAATGTGAACAAAGATTGCTTTATTATCATAATCAATTAACATTTATTTATTTTCAATGTTGTATCTTGGCCTGCTTCTCGCCCATTTCAGCTCTATTTCTAAAAATTTCATCAACACAATCATTATCATCAAATGGGCTATTAAATGAAGCAAATCGTCTTCCAGGTGTCGATAATCCACCCCATGGTCCAAAGGGTTCTACTGACACATTGGTTGGAATTATATGTCCTGAGGGTTTGTTGTTTCCATCTTCAAATGTATAACCAAAAATTTCTAGATCTGCGCGATAGAAGTTGGCAACTAAAGCCTTGCTTTCTTCATTATAAGCATCTGGCCAATCAACATTTTGAAAAGTACCAACAATCTGATCGATTGGAAAATAGTTTATAAATGTTGTAAATCTATTGGTATAACCTTTTGGCGTAGCTACCTTCGTTGTCCATTCGCTATCTAAATCTTCATAATATAAAACTTCATCAACACCTATATCGCCGTTAGCATGATACAATGAACCAGCTATACCAAATCTATTAACCCCTATAACGTCTTTGAATTTTTTGGCGGTTTGAAACTTGTATTTTACATATTCATTGAAATCCATACTAATTAGTTGAACAGTTTCTATAGGCATGTCTAATCTACCAACAATAATTTGTTCCATTTTTTCTAAACCATGCATATTAACAATCCTGGTAAAAAAAGTATTGACAGATTTCCATTCGCTATAAACTACAGAATAAGGATTTCTAATAACTGCAAATTTCCAAGAGTTTTCCCACTTTGTGCCAACGAGTTCATCTATAGATGTTAGATATCCAAGATTTGCACTGGACCCCTCAGCTATATTTTTGTTTTTAAATAACCAGTTTGGTTCTTCTTTGCTTTTTTTGACTATTACATCATTTTGATGAAAAATAGAATTAGCGCTATCGATATTGGTTCTTAAATTAGTAGCAATAGCTTCACCAGCACATCTCCAAGTTCTTACAAAAAATACATCTTTATCTGAATCATATACTGCAGACATTACTTCTTTCTCCCAATGTTGTATTTAGCAACAAGCTCCCACTCATCTTTTTCCTTGAAAGGTAGTACTTTAACTTGATTTAAAGGTGCAATATTCTCAGAAGTCTTATGTGGATCAACTAACTCAACTAAATCCCATTGTGTAATTAGATTGGCGATTGTATTACGTCTCGCAACATCTTCTTCTGAAATATTAGCAGGCTTACCATCCAAAGCAAATAACTCTTTAAAATGAGTTATGTAATATTTCCCTTGCTTATGTAGAATGTGACATGACTGATATAGTTTCTTATCTTTTGTTGATGCTACACCAATACGAGTCAAAGTTTCTCTGACCTTTAGAAAATCATCTGCTTTTTTTAACTTTACTTCAATTAATTCATCTAAATGTATAGACATTATTTTTCCTCAATACTTGTTATTCTTCTTTTTATAATATCCAATTGTTCTTTTGTCAGTGCTTTCAGTGCCTGCTCGGCTTTAGAATAACTACATTGATAATATTGCTGTAACATCATTAATTCATCATCAGTAGTCTTTTTGTGCCACTTCGAAAAGCGCTTTTTGGGCCTTATACTATTTATCAGATAGTCAAATTGAGGAGCATGATCTAACTGGGACTTTGTATTCATTTCATTTGCATATAATATAGTATCAGGGTAGTAAGATAATCCTTTGTTAGTTAAGAAGGGATTGTAAGTTGATTCAGCTAAGTCATCATTACCTGTATTATGTACTAAGTTTTTCTTAGTATAACTAATGGCATTGATATAATCAAAAGGATTCATCGTCTTCTCGCAATGTGTTTCATAAGAATAAAATTTGGAATCCACACCCATTTAGGTGCAAGTAGGTACAAATAGTATAGGCCAATCAGATCATACTCACTGTAATATTTGTCTTTGAGTATGATCCATTGTAGCGGGCCTATCATTTGAAATCACAGTCCATCATTACATGTGTCAATAGGGCAACAAGATTGATTTCCTGATCCACAGCAAAAGCAGATTTATATTGATAGTCAGCTAAATGAACTACAAGTTGAGGAATGGATTCAGGCTTCATGTACTGATATGCTTGATCGTAAAACTTACGAAATAAAACATTCACATCCACATCAGAGTTTTCAGCAACCCATTTCCGCATCTCTGTAAATTCTTTGTTCTTCAAATATGTAACCAAACCGGTCAAGTCATCTGTTGTAGATGTCAGTGTTCCTGTATCAATAGCACCTGTTGTACTTGCTTGCTGGAGTGTGTTTAATACACGACGATAATCAGGGAAGTTTTTCTGGATAAGTTCTGCTACAACTTTTTTATTATACTCTACATTGTTCTCATCTAAAATTGTTAGAACCCGTTTGAATAGTGAAGCAGCAAGGTTTGGTTTATCTTTATTATCAATCTTAAAGTCAATTACTGAGCAACGTGATTGTAGTGGGTCAATAATACGATTCTTAAAGTTACAGGTTAGAATGAATCCGCAGTTCTTCGAATACTCTTCCATAAAGTTACGAAGAGCAGGTTGTGTTGATTGAGGATTGAGATAATCAGCCTCATCTAGAATTACATACTTACGACCTTCAGAAAAAGAAACCGTTGATGCGTAGTCCTTGATAGTAGTTCTCAATGTATCAATGTTACGTCCTTCCAATGAACCATTGATAAACATATAATCACAGTTCAGCTGATCCAGTACAGCTTTTGCAACCGTTGTCTTACCAACACCAGGTCCACCGGAAAGTATTAGATTAGGTAAATCACCTTGGTTAACAAATGCATTGAATACATTCTTCATATTGTCCGGAAGAATGCATTCGTCAATTGTTTTAGGGCGATACTTTTCTGTCCATAAAAAGTCTTCACGCTGTGTCATCTACTTACGGTTCTCCGAAACGATCCAATATGTATGAGTGTCGTTTTGGAAGCAGATAACATTACTTTCACTAACAGTTACTTTATATTGTCCTTGCAACACTTTAACTAGATTTTCAGTTTTAACAAAGACAGCAAAATCACCATCAGTATCGCCCACTTCAATGTCCGCCTCATAGCTGTGCGGATTATCATTTTTAGAATCAGCTGTTGATACTGTCAACTTTCCATTTGTAGAAGAGATCTTAACAAGATCTGTTTGCAATACACTTGCTGCACGTACAATACCAGTAAATTGGTTACGATCTAAATCAAAGGATGCTACAATGTTCTTCATAGCTACAGAATTAGTGATAGGGGCGATAATCATAGAAGGGTCTGCATAGTTATAATTTACACTACCATTCTTAGACTTAATTTTTACTGACTTATCACCAAAGTCAAAGTCTGGCTCTTCGAGCATAGACACTACACCAAGGAATTGAGACAGATCATAGATAGCCATCTGCTTATCAAAAATCTCTTCTGTAATTACCTTAGCAATAATTGTCTTTGATGGAGCCATAGTAACGATTTCGCTACCAGGCTGCACCAAAACAGAAGGGTTGATTTGACTGAAGTTCTTCAGTGTATTCACAGTTTCATTACAAAGTTTCATCACAATAATTATCCTACTTTTTATGTTTACCAGGAGTTTTCTGTTTGCCAATCTTACTTACATCAGCAGTAGCACTTGCACCAATTTGCGCAAGGTCTGTTAATGAACCACCAAAAACATAAGAGCCCATATGCTGTAGATTCATCCACGGACAGAACCAAACTTTAAGTCCAATTTTACGAGTCCACTGGCAGAACATATAATCTTCTGACAGATAGCGATTAGGATATTGTTTATTCTCAATACTAAGTTTTGGATCATCCAAGAACTTTACAACATCCTCAGCAGATGCATCAGGGTTCTTCTCAAAGAAGCCTCTAACTTCCTTTGCAACGTTTGCATTCTTATCATCAATCAATGCATCAAAGTATGCAATAATTTCACGTGAACCATCAAAAGCTGCCGTACGAACGTGATCAGGGCGATATGATAAATGAGGATATGCCTCAGCAAACTTCTCGAATGTATTCTTACGAATCATCATAAAACCGGTACCGCCTTCAAGAACTTCAACGGGTTGGTCAAGACGGATCTCTCCATTACCACCAGCTGGATTGAATACATAGTCACCCACATAACGTTGAAGTTGCTCCGGATCCTCGTCACCGTAACCTTTATCAACAGCCGCTTTAATCTTTTCCCATGAAATACATTTTTTAGGATAAGGGCCACAGATTACATCATAATCATCATCATCGGGATTGTCACTCTGCAAAGCTGCTAATGTTAATACATCATTCGGATCAAAACCAATATCCGAATCGATAAACATAAGATGAGTGCAATCGCTACGCATAAATTCATCGACGCAATAGTTACGTGCGCGAGTAATTAACGACTCATTAAACAAATAGAAGAATCTAACATCCATTCCATATTGTTGTGCTACAGCTGATAAATCAACCGAAGACTTTGTGTACATACCTGCACACTGACCACCATACATTGGTGTCGCTACCATAATTTTACGCTTACGT